CCTAACGCCGTATCGCCTTGCATAGCAATATCGCACGGCATATATTGGGATGCCGTCCAAGGAAATAACATAATCAACAACTACAACGATATACAACATAAAGAATTCTTCAAACGACAACTCTACGGCTTTACCGCCCCTGATGTTGTCGTTTCTGTTGATAGTAATGTTCGCAAGGTTCTTCAAGCTACCTTACCAGGAGCAGAAAAAAAGGTTGAGATTATTTATAACTACGTTGACACAAATAAGTTCACTCCTGCCCCTAAAACATGGGAAGGTATCAACGTATTGTTTCCTAGAAGGTTAACTGCACTACGAGGAAGCACAGAGGTCACAAGGGCATTTATGAATATGCCACAATATAATTTCACGCTTGTCGGTCAATCCCATAACGAGAAATCGCAACAAGCATTTGCAGACGGTCACAAGCAACGCAAAAACGTAACGATCATGTATAAGCCAATGGACGAAATGGTAGAAATTTACCAAAATGCGGATATTTCACTAGTGCCCACAATGAGCACAGAAGGTTTATCGCTTTCATTACTTGAATCTATGGCTTGCGGATTACCTGTCATCACGACTCCTGTAGGTGGTTTAGGTGATGCTGTGATACATGGATACAACGCAATGGTTTACGACCCTAATCATGAGGATTTAGGAAACTATATTGGATTACTGGCTGAAAATGAAGAAACACGCTTGAAGTTTGGAAAACGAAGTCGCGAAATCGCTGTTGAGTGTTTCGATATTGAAATATGGAAAGCTAAATGGCGAAATCTGATATCAAGATTCGGAGGTTGATTCTATGAATTTAATTTATTACATAATCCACTCATTCATAGATTGCGACGATTCTGACCTAGAATGGTTTAAAGACAAAAAAGCCACTTGTAAAAAATGTGGCAGAGTTTATTTTATATTTAAGATTGGAGGATGATTCTATGTTTAATGATAAAAGTTTCATCAAAGAGCACAAGGATATTATTAAGTCGCTCGTCGTGAAAAGTGTTATGGAAATAGGTTGTCAATCTGGCGAATTGTTATTTGATTTGCTCGATGGATTAGAAGTTCAAGGAGTTGACCTAGAACCAAAGCTGGAAAAAGTACTGCAGGGCGACATTAGAGATTTCAAATCAAAGAAGAAATACGATGTTGTTTTTTCGTCTGGAATGCTTGGGCACTTCCCTATTGAAGAAATACCTGAAATCGTAAAGAAAATGGCTAACCTTAGCAAAAATTACATTCTGAACTATGTTCCTAATGCAAATTGTGTAGCTTACATGAATTGCAAGTCAAGCACTACTGCAGAATGGAAAGACGAGTTAGCTTTTACGGTTGATGATTTTTTAGCTCTCCATGAAGTGCCGGGTATTGAAATTGTTCAAAGCGGTGTAATCGCTAATGAATGGGCGAAGCTATTCGGTCAAGAACCTTCCGAAGGTTACTTAGTTTATGTTCTGGCAAAGAAGGTGAAATAAATGAGTGTAAAGAATTCGCTAGAAAAACAAATTGAAATGCTTGAAATCGCCCAAGCGAAAGCATTAGAAGATGGAGACATGGAGAAAGTCGAACGGTTGTCAATCAGCATTATCAGTCTTGGCAATATGATCAATGGCATGAATTAAACTTAAACAGGAGGCGATTGAAATGGTACTAGTGCTAGACAAACCTTTATTAACCCTTAAAGGCGAACCGATAGCAGGAGAAAAATTAAGCGACATCTTAGCAAATATGCTGGCTACGTCAACTACCGGAAGTCCTGCAAAGGTTATCACATGGGCCGTAAATCTTACAAACGATGGTGAAATCGAAGTTGCTAAACAAGACATAGAATTTCTCAAGCAATTGGTCGAAAATAACCAAAATACAATCAATCTAGCCAAAGCTCAACTGCTTGACGAGCTTGAAAAATTTCTAACGTGAAGGTGATGCAATGGGATTCTGGAAAGAGTTATTCGCTAGAGCAAGGGCTGAACCCGAAGGAATAGCTACAGGCAGACATACTAAAGTGGGAAACGGATATTCTAAAACTTTATCGCCCTACAAGTCGAGGACAAATGATGTTCTCGAAACTTTAAGAGGTATTCGAGAAGAATCGCAAGCTATTGAATATTTGAAATCCGTTAATCCTGACGTATCGATGGCTGTATGGAACTTTGTGCGATTGTCTAACCAAGGGAATGAAATGCACTTTCTTGCTCCTGATGGAAAAACAAGGCGTAAGGACCTAGAGGACAAATGGCGCGACTTCGCTTCTCGCATAAATGAAATATCTAATAGTGGGCTTGATGGGTTGATTGACCAACTTCATTACAGCTCTTTTTTATTGGGTGCCATGGGCGTTGAAGTTGAAGTTACGCCTGACGTCAAAGATATATACGACGTTTACCCTGTTAAGCCACAGACTATCGAATGGGAATTAAAAACCATTGATGGTCGTGAAAAATGGGTTCCCTATCAATATAGCTTAAGCAAAAAAGTATACCTCGACTCTGCAAGTGCGAATTTCTTTTGGGTGCCTGCTGATCCAGAAATTGGCGATCCGCGTGGTACGCTCAATCTGTCACCTGTATTACAGGCGATTGATTTTCAAATGCAGATATTGCAGGATTTACAGGCTGTGCTTCATCATCAAGGGTATCCCAAAAATGATATAAGTATCGATGTTGAAAAACTTTTGGCTATGTGTCCACCTAACATTAGGAATGATGCTGTTAAGCTTTCTGAGTGGCTAAATAAACAAGTTGACGATGTTAGGAAAAGCCTTGAATCGATGGCTCCTGACAGTGACTACGTTCATACAAATGATACTACTATCAACATGAACCAAGGTGCTAATGCTGCTAGGAGTCTTGATATCAGAGCTGTAAGTGAATTAGTAGACACACAAACACTGTCTGGATTAAAACAGATGGCTATTTTTATGAATAGAAACCATGGGGTTACTGAATCATGGGGTACCGTTCAGTTCCGTATTTACTGCTCTGGTATTCAATCTTGTCAACGTGGTAGCAAGCGCATTATCGAAGAGATATCGAGACTGTGGCTTCGCGTTATTGGCGAGCAGGCATCCCCTCATTTTAAACATAATACTATTGATTGGAATTCCGAAGAACAACGAATGGCAGTAAAATTGATGGAGCAAGAATTCTATGCAGTTGCTCAATTGATGAATTGGATTGATGGAGATAAGGCTGCACAAGAGGTTATGGGTTCCGAAAAAGCTGTCGGAGAACCTAGCGAAAACATTCGAGCTACTTTTAGTACTGGGGGTGGCAAGGTTGCTAATGACAAACATTCGGGGCCAAACAAACCAACTAAAAATCCCGAAAAAACAATGCCTTAAATGTGGCAAGAGCAATTGCAAGCACTCCGCAGAGAAGATACAGGCATTAAAGAAAGAAGGTGAAAAATAAATGGGTGTATTTGGAGTACCTACTGATGATCAGTTATCGCAGATTAACAAATTGGCAAAACGCAAATTGGCAAAGGAAGAAGTATTTGTCTTTCCTAGCAAACTAGCTGGGGACATGATTATACCAGGTCGAAATGTTCAGTTAACAAAAAGTTTGCTAGATGTATTTGCTAGTGACGCAATCAAAGGCGTATCCCTTCTGCTCGACCACAGTTGGAGTGCTGACGGATTCTTTGGGTTGGGCGGCAGGCCGAAAGCAGCTATCCCTTATGGTAGAACTTTCTCTAGTAGATTCGAAGCAAGTTCCGAAGAAGGAGAAACAATCTCTCTGGTATCCGACACCTACATGGTTAAGGGTGTTGAAATCGATGGAATCAAAACTAATGATTTAGCGGCTAGCATCGAGGGTGGAACACTTTTTGATACTTCAATAGGATTTTCTTACAGCAAAGCTACCTGTTCTGTCTGTGGGGAAGATTATTATTCTTGCGAGCATATGCCAGGCAGAACTTATGAAATTGAAGATGCAGATGGAATCACGAGAAATAAACTTTGTTACATCAAAGCTGAAGCTCCTGGTTATTTAATGGAGAATAGTTTAGTGTTTGATGGTGCTTATCCAAATGCTGGTGTTCTGTCTAGGGCTGGCGAAATAGTAGAAAATAATAATGGAACATTTGAAGTCGTAAACGATTTCAAAGGAATGGACCCAACTAAGCCATTGCTTGGTATTTACAGTAATCGAGCAGGCTTAGTAACTATGGTTAAGAAATCAGAACCTAAAAATATTCATTCTCTTGGTGGCATCGGAAAATCAATTTCTGATTCTGGCCATATCATAGGAGATTCATTAAATCAAATATTGAAAGGAGTTGAAAGTTCCATGAATGAAAAAGTATTGAAAATGTTAGAAACCTTCGGGATTGCCTACAAGGAAGGCGAGACAAAACTTGATGAAATTTTATCTCAAGTTGTTACTAAGTGGGAATCATCTTTGCAGTCTATGCAAGATTCCGCAGAGCCTTTAATTATTCCAGAGGCTTTCATGACGAAGGAAAAAGCAACAGAAAGTCTTGGTAGTGAACTATCTTCTGATGAAGTCTTAAAACTTGCTAAAGAAGGCCAATCATACCACGAAGAATTGTCTAAGGATGCTATTGCAATGGGTGTTCGCGCGCAAGGTAATGACTTCCCTGCCGAAACGTGGAAATCCACATTCGCCACGATGGGAACAAAGCAAATCAAAGATATTATGAGTACCTTTGAGAAGCAAGCTAGTTCAAGCATTCCAATTGGTAGAAGCACAAGCCCAAGTGCGGGACCAACGCAAGCTATGGCGCAAGCACCTGACGATGCTTTCAAAGTAAAAAAATAAATCATCTCTAAAGGCCGCTAATTGCGGTTATTTTTATGCCCAAAAATGGGCGAAAGGATGTGTCAATTCATGAATGATTACGTTGAAGTTGAAGGAATTGGTTCTTTAAGAACTACTTTTAAAGCTGACGCAGGCATTAAAGCTGTCGTTACCGTTTCTGGTGCCGCCGCTGTTGAAAACATGGCTGTAACAGTTGTTGGAAATAGCGAGGTTGGTTTAGGCAGCGCAGGAGATCCGCTTAGAGGAATTCTTGAAAAGTATGAGGGTGATGGTTTTGTAACTGTTCAAGTCAAAGGATTTAAAGAGAATGTCCCTTCTGTCTCGGGCGCGCTGCCATCTGTTAATGATGATGTTTGCGTTAATGGCGCTGGCTTAGTTAGTGGCGTTGCATCTGGATATTCAAGTCCTGCTTATGCAGTTTCTGTAGATGGCACTGCATCCGTTAACACCGTTACTATATTTATCGGTTAATTACCGAAAAGGAGATGAACGAATTGAGTAAAAACATATTACTTACAAGAGAACTTTACAGCCAAGCTAACGAGAAAGGCATTAGCTTTTCACAGCTTCTTGAACAAATGGACCCAACAAACGAGGGTTCAAAGTTAACAGCTTACGAAAGACAATTAAAAGAACATCAAATCGTAACGCAATCAATTCCTGAGAAGGGCTTTGTTGCTTCTAAGGTCGAGGCTTTTTATCGCACAGATGAAAGTAAAGTGTTATTCCCTGAGTTCATTGCTGGAGGTTTGAGAGAATCTTTAGTCGCTTCAAGTATCTTGCCATATTTGATTGCTACTACCACGCCTATTGACGGCAACTCTTATCGTTCTATCTATTGTGACGATAGCGATGCAAACAAGAAAGCATCTAAGAGAGTTAGAGTTACAGAGGCTGCCGATCTTCCAAAATCAAGATTGAGAACGCGTGAAAATTCAACAAAAATTTACAAATATGGTCGTGCGATTGAAGCTTCTTATGAGGTTATTCGCAGAATGAGAATTGATCTTCTTGGAACTCACGTAAGACGCATTGGAGAACAAGCCGCACAAGACGAAGTAGATGAAGTTTTAACTATCATTAAAGACGGTGATGGCAATGCAAATACTGCTGCCACTATGCTTAAATCAAAAACAGATTTAGATCCTTCTGCTACCGCGGGAACGCTATCTAAGGAAGCGTGGTTGCGCTTCTTGCTTAGATTCTATCCTTATCAGTGTAACACTGTCGTTGCTAGCGAAGATGGATTGCTTCAAGTGTTAGAAATCCTTTATCCTAACGACGCAACGCAAATGATGGACTTCTTGCTTAAAGGAATGGCTATCACGGCTAAGGTTGAGCTTCCGCAACAATTATGGACTAACGTAACGCTTCTTTATAATCCGAACGTTGCCAAGATAGACGGTAAAGTTGCTTTGTATGGTATGGATAGACGTTACGCTATTGAAAAGATCATGGAGACTGGCTCTGACATTCAAGAGGCTGACAAGTTTATCACAAACCAGACTCAAATCTTGACTATCTCCGAAAATGCAGGCTTTGCTAAAATGTTCAACGAAGCTAATAAGATTTTACAAGTAGACTGATGAAGGGGGTAATCCCCTATGGCTAACAAGATATTAACCGATCAGGGTTGGGAGCAAAGAATCAGGGATAAATTAGGAATCGATGATGCCTATGTTCCTGATACAGTTGTCCAACAACCTGACGTAATTTCTATTGCAGAATCAAACATTATAATGCAAACACCAGACTATACAGCGGTTTCTACAGATGGCAGAATCTATCTTGAAGCCGCTACGGTCTTGGAATGTTGCATACTACTTTGCCCAGGTATGGCCTCAAGATTACCTACCAAACAAGCCGGCGCACATGAATCACATGAACTTAGTATCAATTGGGATAAAAAACGTGAGCAGTTTATAACAGAACGTGATGGTTTAGTTGGGAAGTTATTAGAATTAGACTTCCCTTCTCACTCTTATGGATCCCTAAAATTGTTTTCAGTTACATTCCCTAAACGGCGGTGGCCGTAATGTCTTACGCCGGAAAATTCTTAAAATCAAGAGGACAAGACTGCATAATAGAACGCGTCGTTCCTACTAGCACTAAGGTTTCAATAAAACGTTCGACAAAGGCAAGTCGTGATTTGGGTGTTCGGGAAGGTTATTGGGAAGGCTTTATCTTTTCTGACGTAGGATTGGTTAGTGGTGAAATTATCACTATTAGAAATTCTAAGTACCTTGTTCAATCATCTAATTATGATCATGCGTCTACTGAGACAGCGTTCTTTGCAGCTAAGTGTAATGCAGTTATCCAGCACAAAAGGTTTGTTGAGGATACTGACGAATTCAACAACGTCGTACAGGAATGGCAAATAATCAATGCTGATGTTTCCGCTTACAGCGAAATAGTAACTAGCAAATTAAGACAAGAAGACCCTGGTCTTTTAGACAGCGCAAAATACACGTTTCAAGTTGCAAAATCTTTTGGAGTTGTTATGCTAGACAGATTCATATTTAGCGACGACAACTACCAAGTTGCGTCTATTGATTCTACCGGACTTGCGGGTGTAGATAGAATACAAGTTGAAACAGATACAAGACCTGATTAAAATTTTGGAGGCGAATTTTATGTATAAAGAATATCTAGGCGAAGGTTATCACGAAAGAATCAGAACAATGTTGGTCGTAGATGATTCCCTACTTCCTGACAGAATCATAGACGCAGATGGCAACATAGGCGGTATGAAATTGTTGATTGCTCCCGCATTGGAGCAAATGAGTTTATCCGGTAAAAATATTAACGACGAAAAACAATTCAATCAATTGTCGAGCGCCGCTGTTTATTACCTTAGCGGAATCCTATGCATGGCTATGAAAAGTCGAACTTCTGCCACTCCATTCAATTTACCTAAGTACAAAAAGAATTGGGATAAGAAGCAGAAGAATTATATGCAAAAAGGAAATTTACTCGCGCGGGGACTGATTACGATGGGATAACACTAGATTCTAATTCTTTAATCAAAGAACTTCGTCAAAGTCTAATGTTTGCTATGAAACAACTTCAACAAGAATTGCTGTTAGAAGCTAAAAGAGGAATGCTGACAGCGGAAGGCGCAGAGAGCCTGCAAGATGAAGAACTAGTCGTTATTGCCAATGTAGTTATTGCTTCTATTTCTGGTGGTGCATGGGCCGCTATGGATGAGTTCGGTACTGGTTCTAAAATGGATACTTCAAACTCTGCCCTTTCAGCTTACAGGGCCAGTGGATTATGGAATCCTTCGAGAACCGATAACAAAATCAGAAGTAGAAAAAGAGGCAGATACATTAATATTTTTGGCGAAGCAGTTAATTCTCCTTCTAATATTAGCGGTATAGATTTAGAAGCCATCGGCAAGGTAAAGGCACAAGAACCATCGAAAGCCATACAGACTGCCGCGTTATGGATGCAGAATGGTAGAATCCAATCTGTGATTCGTTCAACTGTATTAAACTTCCCTTTTGGAAGATTCATCAAGACAACTAAAACATAACCCCTTCATGGGGTATTTTTCATGCCCATACTGGTGGTGATGCTTTTGTTTAATCCTTCAATTGATTTAATGTCCGTACAAAACACTTTAGTTGCGGACACTTCTATCCTGAGCCTTATGAATCTATCAAGCGCTACTAACCTCGAAAAGTTTAAACGCATAACCAGAGAGAGCAAATGGAGTGACCTTGCAAGTAACGAGAGAAGGCTTTGCATATACTTCCTGCAATCAAGACCTATACCAAATAGGAGTTTTCGCGAAGAAGTTTTGCAAATTGACTGTCACGTTCCTGCTGGTAGCGGATTCTTTGCTTACCAAGTTATGGAGAATGTCGTTAAGCTATTGCATGAAAAGAAAATCAACAAAAGATATTTTGAACTTTATGGTCAACTCGGCGAACTTCCAACCGCGTCTGGCTTTTTTTGTTGCGGAAGTAGATTTACGTTCAATCGTAAAATTTGAGAGGAGTTGTTAGTAATATGCAACCAATTTATTTTCCTAAAGCAGGCAAGATCATGTTCAGCAAGTATGTCAACGGGGTTCCTGTAAGAAGCAAGACGACTTCCGTTTTTAGAAATGGTGCTGTAGTTTCAATTACACCCACCGTCACAGTAAACACTACTGCACTTCCTGATGGCAATTCTGATTGGGATGCTGCGGAACCTGTAACTGGTCGCGAGGGTTCAATCGCTGTTGAAATGTCATTCATGCCTCCAGAGTTGTATGCTTTTTTGATGGGTACAGAAATTGAGGATTTAACGAATACTTCAATGCCGGTAATTGATCACGAAATATTAGTACCAGATGTAGCACCGTTTACTGTTGGATTACCTCAGACTCCCGATGCTACTCGACCGATTATGCTAGTTGACAGCGGTTCAGAATTTTGGGATAAGGTGGCTTCTGCACCTACGACTGGTGAGTTTTCAGTTAGCGCAGACGTGGTTTCGTTCAGTAGCTCTGATGCTGGTAAACCTGTGTTCTTAACTTTCGACTACACAGCATTAACGGCTAAGAGTTTTGGACTTCCTAAGACTGGCGAAGTATTTGTCACGGAAGCCGTTATTTCTGGCGAAGCAATGGGTGAGGATGAATCAACTCCTTATAACGTTTCTATAATCATAGACCGTTGCAAGACTACTGGAACAATTAACCCTCCACCTTTAAACCGTTCTCCTGCACCGCAAACAATTACGTTGAAGGTGCTTAAGCCACGTGGAAACAACAAGGCTGTAGATTACAAATTCGCTCCTAGAGCGTAACAGATAGATTGGGGGTAATGTATTATGTCTAACACAAATACTGCCCCCACTTCCCTGTCTACAATGATTGGGAGTGGGGATTTTTTTGAAGCTAAAGGAAAAAAGTATACGATTCTACCGATTGCTGGTGCACACATCGAGCAATTGATGGCAGACAATTTAAATATAGGCGAAAACCAAATGTTCAACCTGTACAACGAGGAATCTAAAAATAAACTTAACAAATGGCTTGGAGGCGAAGAAGTTGTGGCAATTATTTTAGATAAAAAAATATCTGTCAGGTATTGCTACGACAACAAAAATGATCCTATGTCGCTAGAACAAGCTTTTGCTGATGGTTGGGATGTAGTTGATTTCAAAAGGTATGTAAGGAAGCTGTGTGATTTATCGGGCTAACCTTGGCTCCTTCTAAAGATGAAGGTGAGGGCGAAGTCGAAACACCTCCCAAACCTCCTGATTGGGGTAAAATCTATTCCCGTATTCTGTATCACACCGGTATGAACTACGAGGAAATAGCAAGAAGAACGATACCTCAAATTATGGCTATCTTGGATGGAGCCGGAGAAAACATTCCGATTAACATGGGCATCCCCGGTCTAGGTATGGGCACAACCCAAAACGAAAGTATTCCAGATATCGATAAGAGCAAACCTCCTAAGTTGTCGCAATTCGCCAACTTTGCAGGAATGTTCAACACGTAAAGCGTGGTGATTAAATGACCGATCAATCCATGGTAAAAATTATGCAGTCTTTAGACTTAGACTACAGCAAAGCAATTATATCAACAATGCAATTCACTCAGAATATAAATTCACTAAACAAGCAATTGGCAGGCATGAAGGCTAATGCAATGACTGCCGCTAAGGATATAAATACCGTATTTGCTTCTCAGTTAGGTCAAAAAGGAAATCAAGGCTTAGTTGACCAATGGGGCAAGCCAATGCGTGCTGTTCGTGAAGAAGTCGAAAAAACTTCTAAGAGCTACGAAGGTGTAAATAGGCAAATAAAACAAAGCACTTTAGCTACGTTGGAAGCCAAAGCGGCCGCTACGCAACAATATATATCAGCCAAAGGATTGAGCCAAGAATATTCTAGTCAAGCCGGAACAATTCGAAGTCAAATCGGAGCATTAAAAGAAAAACTGCAAGTCGAAGGAAAGCTATCCGCCCAAGAAAAAAATCAGACTGCACAGCTAAAGGAACAACTTAGCATCCTACGGTCTCAAGCGGCAGTTGGAGTTGCCGATGCTGGTAGTTCTAACCATCTCGGAAGCGAATGGGATCGCCGTGCTTCTTGGTTTATAACTGGAACGGTGTTCTACGGGATGGTAAGCGCTGGTCAAGAAGCAGTTAGAACTATTAAATCAGTAGAAATGGGCGTTACGGAAATAGCGCGTGTTATGGAAGATTCGTCTTTCGTGTTCGAAGATTATAGGGATAAGCTTCTACAGCTTGGCGTGGATTACGGGCAAACATTCGATACGGTTCAAAATATCGCTTTGCGTTGGGCACAATCGGGATACAATGTTGCCGACAGTTTAGAGTTGGCTACAAGTTCCCTGTTAGCTTTAAATACAGCGGAGCTAGATGCTACAAGTGCAACCGAATCAATGATTGGTATTATGGCTCAATGGCAGTTGCAAGCAAGCGATCTTGAACTTGTTATGGACAAGATTAACAAAACCGCTGACAACTATACCGTAACTTCTCAAGATTTAGTCGATGGATTGCTTCGTTCATCTGGCGCCGCAAGAGTTATGAATTTGACGCTTGATGAAACAGTCGGATTGCTAACTGTAATGCGTGAATCATCTGGTCGTACTGGTCGCGAAGTCGGTAACGCGCTGAATTCTATTCTTTCTTATGTTCAAAGACCAGTTGCTATTAACACCATGGAACGCATGGGAATTAAAGTATTTGCTGATGAAGCAAAAACTCAATTTAGAAGCGCAATGGAAATATTCAAAGACATCGGCGTAAATTGGGGCTCATTAAGCGCTGAGATTCAAGATGGATTTGTTAAGTCTGCAGATGATGCGGGACTATTTAATGATGAAATGGCCGAATCTCTAGGCATGCAAGCAGAATGGAATAATTTGCAACAACGAGATATATCGCAAGCCGCTGCAGGAGTATACAGAAGAAACTACTTCATCGGCATGATCGAGCGCATGTCTAGTGTTCAAGGTGTTTTAAATGGAATGATGGATGCAGAGGGCTACTCAATGCGCGAAAATGAACGCACTATGGGAACGCTAGAAAAGCAACATCAATCATTAACTGCTTCAATGGAAGCTTTGGCTGTCGCTATGGGCGATGCTGGCGCACTAGATATATTTAAAGGCATGGTTAGTGGTGCAACTTCTGCAGCTGAAGCAATTACAAAACTAAATCCTGTGTCAAGAGACTTGCTACTTGGGTTTATGAACGTAGTCTTGGTTGTCAAAACTTTAGAGACCGGGCTAAAGACATTCGGAATTGTTGTTCCTGGTGTATCTGCTGCAATTAAAGGGTTGACTACTGGCATGGTTGGACTGCGCGGTGCTGTTGCGGCAACTACTGCTAGCTTAGGAGTTGCTTTTGTAGCCAATGCTCCTTTAATTGCTGTCGCCGCTTTAATCGCAGCCGCAGTTGCTCTATGGAATCAATACAAGCGAGTTAGAGAAGAACAAAAGCAATTCATTGAATCTACTAAAGAAAACATAGTAAATTTAAAGGCAGAACGCAACGAACTAGCATCCTTAGCTAGTGAATATGAAACACTTAAAGCTAAAAAGTCAAACTTGACCGCTAATAGCGATGAGAAGAAAAGACTTTTAGAAATCCAAAAACAGTTAGTTGAACAGTATGACGTATCAATTGCTGGAATCGACGCCGAAGGAAAAGCTTATGCTGACTCGACTATAGCTATCAAAAATCGCATACAAGCTTTAGAAGAAATGGAAGCTGCCGAACGTGATGCTCTTGAAATGGCTATCATGGCCGGTGAGCCTGATCGTCTGAAAACACTTGAAAAAAGCTTCGAAAAAATCAAGGGTTTAGGTAATGAAATTCTTTCAGCTCAATCAATGCTTGACGAATATAGAAACGCCCTTTCTGGTGGTGATATGATCACAGGCTATGGCGGCGCACAGATAGATACTAGCACTACGCAAGGTGAAGCAATCGCAAGAAACTATATTAAGAATCTTAGCCAGACTATAATCGATCTCAATGCTGAACTTGGCAAGCTCACAGAAGGCGTTGACGAGGCAACTTCTGATGTTCAGCAAGCGCTTAGAAACTATACTGTTGAAATCGCTAACCATTTCTCAGAAGATGGAGCACAAGTTACTGACAATGCCCGAATGTTCATAACTGAAATGGCAGATGCTATGGCATTTGAGGATAAGCCTTACGATATTATGAAAAAAGACTTAGAAGATTATTTCCAAGCATTCACAGGTTCTGATATGGAAAATCTTATTTCTGATTATCAAAAATCAGTTGCTAATAATGACGCAGAAGGCGTTCATGGGTTGTCTCAAGAAATATTAGCGCTTGCCAATATTCTAACAGGAGCAAACCCTAAAGCTAATGACTATTTAGCGGCGTTAGAAGGTATGTATCCACCAGCTATCAATGCGACTAACGCTACTTTTGACCTTAAAACAGCAATGGATTCGCTAGACGCTGTAACAAAAACTTCTTCTGCAGGTATCAAGCCTCTAAATCAAGCAATCGATGATCTTCGAAAAGGTCAATCCCTATCAGCTGACACGATACTTGACTTGATTGATAAGTACGATTTATCAGAATCGTCTATTAAAAAAACTGTTGATGGCTATAGGGTTGAAATCACGGCATTAGAAGATTTGCGCCAAGATAAAATAAAAACGTTTGACGATGCAAAGCAAAGTACTATTGCCGACGCTCAATTAGTCGTAACTCAAACAGGAGTAAAGTTAGAAGCTTATGGGCTTGAAATATCAAAACTAGGTGACCTAGCGGAAGCTAGAGCTATATTAGATAGAAGAGCTGACGAAAGCGCAAAGCAAAAGCTTAGAAGCGACTCTATTATGTCTTACATGCCTCTTGCTGGTAAAGATGTTGATATGAGCATCCAAGGGCAAATGTCACGTTATTACGGATACTATAACGAGTATGCTAAAGGTGCTCAAGCTGATTTAAAGGCTTATGAAAAAGCCGTTTCCGAACTACGAGCTTTAGAAGAAAAAACTAAGATACGTTCCAGCATTATTAATAATCCCAAATACGGTGTTTCTAGTAGTGGTAATAATTCAAAAGGTTCTACATCCTCTACTCAAAACAAAGCTTTGTCTGATGCTTTAAGAATACTAGAACATCGCAAGCGGATATCTACTGAAACAGTTGCGTTAATTGAAGATGAAATAACTGAATTAAATCGCATTGCTAATGCCTATGCTCGCACTACGGATGAACAGATGGATATGATTGAAAAAATCTATTCTGCAGAACAAAGATTGTCAGATAAGAAGCTACAACACTCCACGGATTGGATTGCTCAAAAAAAGGCTTTAGGGCAATTATCGGTCGATGATGAATTAGCGGCTTACAAAAGGATTTTAGATGCTCAGGGTAGCAATCACAAAGCTAGACTTTTAGCGACTGAGAACATCTACAGACTTGAAAAACAGCTAGCAGATGATACTACTAAGTCGCTAGAAGAATCTTATAGCAATCAAGAGAACTACATACAACATTGGGCTAAGCTTGGAGTTTACGGAATCCAACAACAAATCGACAAGTATAAAGAATTGCACGATATTAAGACTTCTACTGTCAATGAAGAAATGAAGCAGACTGAAAAAATGTTCGACCTCTATAAAAGCTTGTTAGGTGAAGAACAACGTAAAATCAAAGATGCTTATGACGATCGTATTCAGCAGATAGAGGATGAATCTAAAGTTAAGAAAGATGCTCAAGATGAAGTTATCAAAGGCATCGAAAAAGAACTATCGCTACTAAGCAAACAAGAAGAAGAATACAGTCACGACAAGAAAATGTCTGACTTGCGAGAGCAATTGGCTTACTGGTCTGTAAGGACTTCCGAGGATGCTCGTAAAAAGGTAGCAGAGCTTACAGAACAGATTGCAGAAGAAGAACGCAAGCGCGAAGTTGAGTTGAAGAAGGAAGGTTTAGAGGACAAGAAGAAAATTGCTGAGGATGAAATAAAAGCTATTGACGATGCGGCTAAAGAAGAAACTGAAAACTGGAAAGCTTCTTACAAATTAGTAGAGGATGCTTTTAGTGCCCATAGCGTCGATATCGTTTCCTTAGCTGGTGCGATGTCAGAAGAAGCTTATAAGAAGTGGGTTGATAACTACTTGACTCCACTTCAAAATAGTTTAGCTTCTGGAAACTTTGCTAGTTTCGATGCCGAATCTAGTTCCTTATCCCCTGCTCTTAGCGGAATTGAGCAACAGCAAAGCAATAATCGTACTCAAGTCTATCAACTATCTAATTCTATATTGTCTCTTAAAAAGCAATGGGCTGATGGTAACAAGAGCGCATCTCAAAGCGCTGTTCCGATTTATGATGAACTGAGCAAGCTATCCCCTTCTGCATCTAACGTGCTTCACCAGATGGATTATGAAGCGGCAAAGGCTTATGTGGCTGGATTGCCTAAAATGCATGGTGGTGGTAAATCGTTGTCTTATGGTGCTGTAGAGATGATGCCAGGAGAATTGACATTCCCTCCTGATTTATCGACCAAGCTTGAATCTTTGATTTCGGTTCTGTATTCTAGCAAGCTACCGCAGTTGCAATCCCAACAATCCTACACCACAGATAAGCGTATTATACAATACTTCAACGCTCCCCTATTTAATTCAGAAAAAACTGTATTCGAAGATGAAACGGATATGGGTAGTATGTCGAGAGAGTTACAGAGAGCGATTGTTAATATGAATTGAACTAACTAGCACATTAAGGTGGTGTGTTTTTTTATGTCTATCAGAAAGTAGGTGTTCTTTTGGCTTATCAGGAACCGTGGTATTCAAATAAGGAATTGTTCGAAATGGTTCAAAATTCAAACAAAGAAGTATCAAGCGAAATTAAATCATTAAAAGACGAGTTAACAAGCACCAGAGAAGCGGTAAGGAAATATAATAATCTAGTTGAAAAAATGCACAACACTGATGCTAAGTTAGAAATAGCCTGTTTAGACTTAAAATCGGTAGAAAGACGATTAAGCGAAAAGGCTAACAAATCAGAAGGAAAAAGAGAAGCATGGCAAGATATAAAGGCGTGGACACCTTGGGTTTTAGCTGTCGCGTCTATTTTGTTTGCAGCGTGGTCGTGGAAAGGAGGGAGTTTGTAATGGACAAGATCAAATCTAGAAAGTTTTGGATGGCATTTGTCAGTGCGGGGTTAGTAATAGCGAACGAGGGTTTAGGATTAGACTTACCAGTCGAAGCAGTAATGGCGGTAGCGGCAATCGCAATCGGCTATATATTAGGCCAGGGCTATGTTGACGGCAAAGA